ACTCAAATCGTTGAGAGTGTCGAACTCAAGCCGATTGTTGATCACGATCAAGAGAGCGAACTCTTAACAGAGAACTTTCCTCTCTTACAAATGCAAACTCAATAACATTTTATCTCTAGTGCGAGGGCGTCTGCCCTCGTGCCGTTCTCCATTCTCCATTACAAACTACCATTATAGGTTAGGTACATACGTAAGATAGAACTTCCCCCCGCGGATGCCGTAGTTGTGTCTGGTGTCGAATGTGTCGGTGGCAGTGGCGGAGTTTGTGTGGTCAAGGGTGCGACAGAAAGGTACAAAAGTTATCCACAGATAAGTTAATAAGTTCTTGCAACTAATTAGGATATATGAGATTATAACTCATGCCTAACAATAACAACGATATCGTCAATAGACCTTTTGCAGATTTGCAAGAGCGTCTTGACTCTGTATCAAGGCTAGACAGAGATGACGAAGTCACAAATAGAAGAGAGGTAGATTATCGTGCTATTTGCAATTACCTTAATTCTGAAATTTTTCATCTTATTAGTAGTGTGGATGATCCTCAGGTAAAAGCTTGGGCGAGAAAGATCGTCACTAAACTACATGATATGGTGGGGAAAGATATCTTATAACCACGATACTGGGAGCCCCTGCTGGGGCTCCCAGGTTTCCATCTCCCCAGCCCATCAACAATCCATAAACAACTCCAAACACTAGATCTAGGTACCCTATTTCCGTTTTTCTACCACATGTGGTAGGTCGTGCGGGGGGCGGGGGTTAAACCGCCCCCTACAATGTAACTTGCACAGAGCACAGGCTGTATGATTTACACAAACGATATGTATGATATAAATTCTGGAATGAGAAACGAATTTGATGTCACCTCTATGGATGACCAAGAAGCTAGAGAAGCTTTACTAAAACTTGAATTAAGAAAGACTCAACTAGAGTTATCAAAAAAGGCAAGAGACTCCTTTCTAACGTTCGTTCACACTGTGTGGCCGGGGTTCGTGGAAGGTGAACATCACCGCAGGATCGGTGAGAAGTTCGAAAAGGTACTATCAGGCGAGATCAAAAGATTAATTGTCAACATGCCCCCTCGTCATACAAAATCAGAATTTGCGTCCTTTCTCTTTCCTGCGTGGCTCATGGGCCACAAACCACAGACCAAGATCATTCAAACAACCCACACAGCCGAACTCTCTTACAGATTTGGTCGTAAGGTGAGAAACATGATGGACGGAACAGAATACAAGTCTGTCTTTCCCGAAGTAAAATTATCACAGGATTCCAAAGCTGCGGGTAGATGGGAAACCAATTATGGGGGTGAGTATTTTGGGGCGGGTGTAGGAGGAGCCATCACAGGTCGTGGTGCGGATTTATTAATTATTGATGATCCCCACAGTGAACAAGATGCTCTATCTCAAACGGCCATGGACAATGCGTGGGAGTGGTATACCTCGGGTCCTCGTCAGCGTTTACAACCAGGAGGTAGTATCGTTTGCGTGATGACACGATGGAGTGAAAAAGATTTAACAGGTAACTTAATGCGTGCCATGAGTGAAGTGAAAGCCGATCAGTGGGACGTGATTGAATTTCCTGCAATCATGCCCAATGATAAACCTGTCTGGCCTGAGTATTGGAAGATGTCAGAACTAGAGTCTGTTAAAGCATCCTTGTCCGAACAGAAATGGCAAGCCCAGTGGCAACAGAACCCGACTGGTGAAGAAGGGGCTATTATCAAACGAGAGTGGTGGCGAGAGTGGGAAAAAGAAGAAATGCCAATGTTGCAACACATCATACAATCCTATGATACAGCGTTTACTAAAAAAGAAACAAGTGACTATAGTGCTATTAGTACATGGGGTGTGTTCTATCCTGATGAAGTAACACCGAATATAATTTTGTTAGACTGTGTCAAAGATCGTTTTGAGTTCCCTGAGTTAAAAAAGATTGCTTTAGAGCAGTACAAATACTGGGAACCGGAGTCCGTGATCGTTGAAGCGAAAGCCTCGGGTCTTCCTTTAATACAAGAATTACGTCAGGTCGGTATCCCTGTTATCAACTTTACACCTTCCCGTGGTAATGATAAGTTATCCAGAGTGCACGCTGTTGCGCCCGTGTTTGAGAGCGGAGCGGTTTGGGCACCAAAGAAACGCTGGGCAGAAGAGATGATAGAAGAATGTGCCATGTTCCCACACGCAGAACATGATGACCTTGTAGATTCTATGAGCCAAGCATTATTAAGGTTTCGTAAAGGGAACTTTGTAGCATTGAATGATGACTACGAAGATGAGCCCGTGGACCACGGAACACAACCGGAGTATTATTAATGGCGTACAATCCTTTTGATGATGTAATTGAAAACGACCCTGCTTATATGGCAAACGGAGGTGAAACCTATAGGCAACCAAATGCGCCTGGTGGACTAAGACCACAAGAAGCTTTGACTAAAAAAGGTGGTCCAGTTATACAAAAATTAAGAGAAGAATTTCCAAATTTTGATAATCTTCAAGATGAGTATTTAGACAAGTCAGCACAAAGTTTAAGTAAAGTGGTATCTCCTATTTATAATTTTTTGGGTATGGGCACAGATAAATATAATGAGGCGAAACAATTAGACAAAGCAATATTACAAAATCAACAAGTACAATTTGAAGAAAAACCAAAACCAGGGTCCTTAGAAGAAATTAAAATGATAAAAAAAAGTGCTCCCGCTTACATGGATTTTTTAAAAGAACAAGGGTATACAGGAAATACTAATATACTTAGAGAACTACAAAACTTTGTAGTTGTTCCACAGATGAAAGTTTTTAACAAACTTGCTAAAGGTGAAGCTTTATACTCAGAACTATCTGCTGATGAGAAAATGTTAACAGACCCCTTATTAGTAGGTTTAGATATGATAGATGCAGCTGGACTATCTGCACTTGCTACAAAAGGTTTTAGACAGTCTTTTATAAATTTTGTCACCAATGCAAAAAAAAATAATGTACCTACAAAAAAAATTATAGAAGACACCTCTAAATTATTTCCAGAAGACACACAAAAAGCAGCAACGTTTTTCTTTGGAGAACAAAAAGGAGTAAACTTTAAACCTCTTACAGAAGATGGAACGGGATCAGGTAGCAATAAATTAAACAGAGGTTCTCCTGAATCTTATGATCTTAGATTTCATAGTCCTTGGATGCAAGAAGCTGAAAAGATAATGAAAAAATCTAAAGGTTCTATGACCTCTAATGAAATATCAAGTGATTTAAAAGAATTAGGTTTTAACGTTGAACCTCAAAATATAAAAAATTGGGTATCAAAAGGAACAAACGTAAGTGATAAATCTGTCATATCAAAATTTAAAGATATAAATTTTGACGACATGATACGAGATCAAAAAGTTCAAGCTATAAAAGATTTGGTTGCAGATTTAAAAGCAAATCCTGAAAAACAAGGTAAAGGTTTTGTAAATTACACATATACAATTCCATATAAAAATCAGACAAAAGAGGTAAAAGATATTACTGGCAGAAAAAAAAATAGACCTAGTTTTGTTAAAGAACTTGGTGATGATCTTTATAATGAACTTGTTAGTTTAACAATTAAAAAGGGTGAGGGAAAAACATATAAATTATATACATCATACTTTGATCAAAGTAATAAAAGAATTTATCAAAGTCCAATATTAGAAAAAAGAAACAGGGCACAAGATGCTGTGTTTCAAGCTTTTAGAGATGGTACTTTTGGTAAAAATGCTAATTTCATAGAGGTGATGAATGCTATTGGAATGCAAAAGATAGAGGGACTCACTGGCAGTGCTAAGAAAAAAATTTTAAAACAAAATGAAGAAAAACTTGTTCAAGTAAATGAGTATCTTAAAACATTAAAAGATCCAAAAGATATTCAAATGTACAATAAAGTCTTTGATGATTCTGTACAGCTTACAGAGTATGCGCTACCTAAATGGCGAGAAACCGTAATGAATAGTCCAGAACTACAAGAAATACTTGTTAGGGAATTTCAAAAGTTTGATCCAGAGGCCACTGATTTAAATTCAATAATATCAAGAGTGGGAAAAAATTTCTCAGGTCATGTATCACATATCGCACAACTTGCAGATTTTGCTGGTCCTCAAAAAGATTTTTTCAAAGGACTGAGAGGATTAGGTGGTGTTGGTAATATGGTAAGAGTCAATTATGGTGTAGAAAATTTACCATTACAAAGAACTTCTGAAAACGTAATCAAAAAAGGTGTTGAAAGAATTAATGTTCTTAACAAAAAGAAAAATCTTAATGAAAAAGAACAAGATGAATTATTTAATATTATTTCTAATATTTCATATTACAACAATCTGTTGAAAAAAAAAGGCATGGCTGCCTATATACGTATGGATAAAAACGTTTTAACTGATGAAATTATAAATCAGATAAATAATTATACAAAAGCAAGAGGTGGTCCTAAGGGTTCTCCTAGTAATCAAATAATTGCAGGTAATATAAAAAATGTAGATGAAAAAGGTAATCAAATAAAAGACAACATATCAAATACGTATAATGATATATTTATTGGATCAGAAAAACCTTTTAGTCTAGAACAACAAAAAGCAAGATTTGATGATCTTATGAAGTTTTATACAGAAAATCCTAAAGAGTTTTCTATTTCAATGAAACCTCCAGAATATACTGAAACTTTTGTTGAAGGTGTAGAAGAGACTCCTTTTGCTCAAAAGGGTTTTCCAAATATAGGTAAAAAACGTATTGAAGAAGAAACGTTGTTTAATAAAGGTGGTCCCGTTAAAATGGCCATAGGCGGTGATCCGTTAGAAAATATTAATCAACAACAGTTTGCGTCCGACCCAGCCACAGACGATAACTTCTTCCAACAAGCAGTACAAGATGAAAATCTTCTTGCATTTAATCCTGCAAACTTATTTAAAATTTTTAAGAAATCATCTGCTGTAGCCACACCTAACAAAGTTGTCGGCGGAGCACCCGATGCCCCTACTAATATGTTACCTGCTCCTGCTAAGGTTGACATAGATGATTTTCCTTTTAAGTCACATTTCATAGACACCTTATCAGAACAAAATATTCCCAATATAGATTCACCTCAAGGCTGGAGAAATCTTTTCTCAGGCACGAAAGGTTTTGCAAAGTCTGAATTAGAAGGTGCGGGTATTATGGGTTATCTGGAAGATGCTGAAAAATTTATGCCGGGTATGAAAATTACAAAACAAAATTTATTGGATGTGTATGAGAAATCACCCATAGCAAACTTAGAGATTAAAGTAAAAACCGAAGTTCCTATGCCAGGAGAATACAAAAATTATGTAGGTAGTGCTAAACACAAGAACATGGGTAATGCACCTATTGATGAAGGAGGCACTGATTACAGAAATATTGTCATTAACGTTAAAGAAATTCCAGGTCAAGACAAAGCTTTTTTTAATCAGGGACACTTTGATAAAGATCCTAACGTTCTAGCCTTTACTCGTGTAGCTAATTACAAAAATGCTACAGGTGATGATGTTGCCGTGATACAAGAATTACAAACTGATCTCATTACCAATTTAAGAAAAGAACAAGAAAGAGTAAAAGCAACGGCTAGTGCTGTTAGAAATAAAAAAGAACGTATTAAAGAAAATCTTATTAACTATCCTAATGACGAATATAGTAAAGGAGAACTAGATAGACTTAATGCACAATATCCTGAAGAAAAATTAAAATTTTTAGAAACCACTGATTTAACAAGACCAGCTGATCCTGTTTTTCTTGAACAATTAGCACCAGAATTAACGACACAATTAAATGCCATACAAGATCAAATAAATAATATTCTTGCACAAAACAGAGGGCGTATAGTAAATCCAAATTACTTGGAACAAATAAAACAATTACAAGATCAAGGGCTTGTTGTTTTCAATAGACTCTTTGACTTAAATAGACAGAAAAACTTTGATGATATGTTACAAGGAGCAAAGGTGACTGATGCTTATCAATCATCACAAATATTAGATATAGGAGCAGGAACAAATGTTCCTACAGGTAGAGATGTACAGTCCTTCGGACAAATTCCTTTTGGTAAAGGACCTGATTGGATAGACCTAATGTTAAAAGCTACAATACAAGATGCACAAAGCAGAGGTATTAACAAAGTTGCAATTATGCCAGCTGATATTGTAAATCAACGTTGGAGAAAAGATATTGATGGAGCAGAAGCTGAAAAATTTAAAACTATTTATGATAAGATTTCTGTACAAGAATTAAAAAATATTGCAAAGAAATATACAGGTAACAAAGCTAATTTACAAATTGAAGAAATTGTAGACCCTAATAAACCACAACAGGGTTTTAGAATTTTAAATAAAAATGTATCAGGAGAATACGACAAACTCAGAGATTTAGATGCTAACACCACTTATCCAAATAGAGGTCCCGAAGATACGGAGGCTTTCAATTATGATATCTTAAAATTAGCAGAGGATTATGATTTTGGGGAAGTAATAGTTCGCAAAGAAATAGCTCCTGGTCAATCAATGGATTATGCGGTGAGAATTAAAAAAGCTCCTGTAGACAAAGAATCTGGATTAAATTTTGAAATTGGTGTTGAAGACACTTTCGAATTAGTTCCGGTTGATGAAACTGTAGCTCGTAATGTTAGTCCTCAATTGATTATAGAAGAATTTAACCCTTCCTTACAAAAAATGTATGTCTTAACAATGCCCGAGGAAACAACAAAGAAAGGCCCTATGTTCCTATTCCGTAAAAAAGATGGTGGTAAAATCAAATCAGATGGGTTAGTTTCAATAACTGATATCTATGGAGATTATTAATGGTAGAAAAATTTAATTCTAATGTCCCTACACCACAACGTGAAGATGCTGTCACAGATGACAGAGGAGACTTAGATGTTGAACAAGTTGGAACAATAGTAGATTTAGAAACAAATCAAGCAGAACCTGAAGTTTTAATGGATGAGAGTGGCTCTGCAATAGTTAATCCAGAAGAGGAAGTTACTGCCTCAGGTTTTATGGCAAACCTTGCAGAAATCTTACCTGAAGATTACATGCAAGAGCTTGCAAGTGATTTATCTGATAAAATTGAATCAGATAAAAGTTCTCGTGAAGAATGGGAACACGCTTATACCAAAGGTTTAGATTTATTAGGTTTTAAATATGAAGAACGCACCAGACCTTTCAGAGGTGCTGCAAGCGTTAATCACCCTGTCTTAGCTCAAGCTGTCACACAATTTCAAGCGATGGCTTATGTTGAATTACTTCCTAGTGATGGACCTGTTAGAACACAAGTTGTTGGAGCAAATTCAACTGAACTTCAATTAGCAGCAGAGCGTGTTAAAGATTACATGAACTATGAGATAACTCATGTCATGGAAGACTACAATCCTGAGATGGATCAAATGTTATTTCAATTACCTTTATCAGGAAGTGCTTTTAAAAAAGTTTATTTTGACGAAGTTCTAAATAGAGCTACCTCTAAGTTTGTTCCAGCAGAAGATATCGTTGTTCCTTATGATGCCTCTGATCTGGATTCATGTGATCGAATTACTCATATCTTAAAAATGAACTTAAACGATGTTCGAAAGAAACAAGTTTCAGGATTCTATCGTGATATAGAAATATCACCTTATGAAGAGAATGATTCAGAAATACAAGAAAAGATGGATCGTATTGAGGGAGTAAATCCACAAGACACTTACATGGATGACATGACTGAATTGTATGAAGTTCATGTTGATTTAGATCTTGAAGGTTTTGAAGATATAAATCCAAAATCAGGTGAGCCTAGTGGAATTAAATTACCTTACGTTTTAACAATAGAAAAAAGATCAAATAAAGTTCTATCTATTTATAGAAACTATAATGAAGACGATATTATAAAAAGAAAGAACCATTATTTTGTTCACTACAAGTTTTTACCAGGACTAGGTTTTTACGGTTTTGGTTTAATTCACATGATTGGTGGTTTGACAAGAACTGCCACAACTGCATTAAGACAATTACTAGATGCTGGAACTTTATCTAATTTACCAGCAGGATATAAGTCACGTGGATTAAGAATACGTGATGATGATCAACCATTACAACCAGGAGAGTTTAGAGATGTCGATGCACCTAATGGTGCTATCCGTGAAGCATTAATGCCATTACCTTATAAAGGACCTGATGGTGTGTTAATGCAACTTCTTGGTTTTTGTGTTGATGCTGCAAAACAATTTGCAACTGTTGCAGATATGCAACTATCAGAAATTGGTAGTTCACAGACACCTGTGGGTACAACCATGGCTCTTATGGAACGTGGTACAAAAGTTATGTCTGCTGTTCATAAAAGATTACACTATGCACAGAAAAAAGAATTTCAACTGCTTGCAAAAATATTCAAATTAGCATTACCACCCGTTTATCCTTTTAATGTATCAGGTGGTCCTAGAGAAATTAAACAAGCAGATTTTGCTGATCAGATAGACATCTTACCTGTATCAGATCCAAATATTTTCTCCATGTCACAACGAGTGACACTAGCACAACAACAATTACAAATAGCACAATCTAATCCTGAGATGCACAATGTGTATGAGGCTTACAGAAGAATGTATGTTGCATTAGGTGTTAAAGATATTGAACAAATACTTCCGATACCAAAACCACCAGAGCAACCACAACCAACAGATCCAGCAATGGAAAATAGTTTAGTTCTTATTGGTAAGCCACCCATGGCTTTTCCACAACAAAATCATGAACAACATATAAAAGCACATAGATTATTTATGAGTTCTGCAATGATCAAAACTAATCCAATGGTTGTCGTTACTTTGATATCTCACATCAATCAACATGTTTCAATGTTAGCTACAGCGGTAGTTGCACAAGCATTACAAGAAGAAGTTGCAAAAATGCAACAACAATTTGGTCAAGAGATACCACCAGAAATTTTACAACAACTAGAAATGAAGAGAGAATCTTTAATTAATGAACAAATTATAAAAATAACAGAAACTATGGTTGTAGAAGAGGCTGAAGCTATGCAAAGTCAATCTATGGATCCTCTTGTTTTGTTAAAACAACAAGAATTAGCACTAAGACAACAAGAACTAGAGCTTAGAGCACAAAAAGATGGTGAAAATCAAGCATTAAAAGAGAATCAATTTGAGTATAAACAGAATTTTGACACACAAAAATTACAAAAAGACTATGATTTAGCTAATTTACGTGCAGATGTAGCAATACAACGTCAAAATCAACCAAATAGAGGTCAAAATGATTAGTTTATTAGCTGGTCCAGTAGCTGGAATGATTAAAGACGCTGTTACGGGCTTTGTAGAGACTAAAAAGGCAAAAGCGGATCTTGCTTTGACTGAAATCAAGGCACAAAAAAGCTTAAAAGAACAACAAATAGCAGGAAAAATTAGCTGGGAGGCTACTGCAGTCGATCAAATGAAGGGATCGTGGAAAGACGAACTAATTTTAATATGCTTGTTGGTTCCAGCGGTAGCAGTATTTATTCCCGGATGGACTCCACACATTAAAGCAGGATTTGAGGCACTACACTCACTCCCTGATTATTATAAGCATCTCTTATATATCGCCTGTTCGGCGAGCTTCGGCATCAAGGGAGCAAAAGGTGCGATGGGACTTATAACAAAAAAGAAATGACAATAAAATGCATAAAGTGTGACTGCTTATGCCATTGTTGTTCAACTTGTATGTGCGAATGCACCATATGCGAACATGAAGAAACAGAAACTAACAACAACAGTTCCTCCTAAAAGAGGACCAACA